TCTACTGAGACAGTACCCTTTAAAATTTTTTGTATAACTCCATTTGAATACTGCGCAAAAACGTCATACTTCAACGTACCAACGTGCAAATTAGCAGTTTGATTCGCCGTTAAAGAAAGTTTGATAACTCCAGAGGCTGGGGTAATTTTAGTTACCGTAAATGAAACAATAGCAGGGAAGTAATAATCTTGTTTTATCTCAGCGTCTATAGTCGCATTGGTAACATCAATAGCTGTTCCATTGCCGTCTTTTAACGCCAAACTAACATCAAAAGTGGCGTTCCTTTCTATAGAAATATTATAAGTTGCTGCGGACATAGTTGCGCCTTTTCCCTTTTAAATTTACACAAAACTATGCCTTAAAGATAAAGTAAAAAAATAATTATTATCTATTTCTTATGCGCCTGTTCCAGTAAGAGTTAAAACATCACTAACCATTGTTTTAGCTACAACTTGAGTTGGAGCAGCTTTATAAAAATTATATGCATAAACTAATTTATTCATCTCTTCTAAATGATCTTTAGATAAAGCTCTAAATTGTTTGCTAACTTCGTTGCTATTTATAAATGTAACAGAAGAATCTTCGTCTGAAACTGAAACGATATTTCCTGATGGAGATGTGCTTCCAATTGTTTTTATCGCATTTCTAGACTTCTTTTTATAAAAATGAGAAAGATAAAGATGCTTAAAAATATCAATTTCTTCTGTACTTAAATCAATTCCAGTGCCGCTATGAGAAGTATAAATTAAATTATTTAATTCTCCTATATTGGCCTGTAGCCAACCAGATATGACGCTTATATTAGTTTGAGACGTATCCGCATCAAACTCATAAAAGAATATACCACTAGCTATTTGTCCGATGTTAGCCATTTAAAACTTTCATCATTTTTTCTTTTTGTTCTTTTGTGAACAGTTCTTTAGTCTGCGGTTGGGGAGAAAAGTAACCTCTAGATTGTACGTTCTGAGTATCAAATTGACGCAAAAGACGGGTTTTGATAGCCGCCATGCTACCTGATGTATCTACTTTAAGTTTACGGGCAAAATCTTGAAGTTGTAACTGGGTCATAGCATCGAGATTTTCTTCGAAAATTTTACGATTAGCTGTGCCAAAAACATTAACTTCTTTAATACCTAATATAATTTCTAATTCTTTGACTTTGGATCGATATTCTGGCGAATTTTTATCATTGATAGTATTAAGCTCTTCTAATAAGCTCGCTTTGCCAACTTCAGTAGATTGTCCAGTTGAGATTTCCATACTAAATACTATCGTAACATTTACACTTTTCTATTTTATAAATGAAATAAAAAACCCGCCTCTTTCGAGGCGGGTTCTTTAGAAGGTTTTAACCTTAGACGATCTTGCCTACGAGGGCGCGAACGTCGAGAACTACACGGCCTTCCTCAAGGGAGCCGAAGTAACCGATCTTGTTCTGACGGATGCTGTATTGGTCATCAGCAACCAGATTGAACTCAGAGTTCGAATCTGGATCTGTTGCTACGACGCGGAGCAGTGAGTCACGGCTGCGGTCGATACCAACAAGAATTTCTGTTGTAGAACCGTTGAACTGAGCGGAGCCACTTCCAGCAGCTGTTGTATAGTTTGTTGACGCAGCAGCTGTGTCGAAGATGGTGTTGAACTTCTGGCCAATACCGAGTTCATTGAACTCAAGGATATTAACACCGTAGAAGCTGGGGATACCAGCGCTATTGTAGATAGCTGTACGCATTTCATCAGTAGCGGCGATACCATTCTCGCTTCCGTTACCGGCGGTGCCAGCTACAGAGGGAGAGCCTTTGGTGTTAATTGGGTTATAAGCCATAGCGCGAATCTGCTCGGTTACCTCTGGGGAAACCAGAAGATCAGTCAGGCCAGCGCGCGAACCAGAGGCAGGTGTTCCCTTAGCCCATGATGTGTTGATGCGTTTTGCCAGAGTGAGCAGTTCGTTAAGGTCAGCGAGAAGGAAACGACCAGCAACGTTAGCGCGCTGAACGTGTTTCTTGCTGTTTGTCTCTGCGTTAGCGAGAGCAGTCATGGCCAATGTGGCAGAAGTACGCTCCTGCTTGAGCAGGATTTCCTGTGCCATACGGGTGAATGTCTTAGCTACAACGTCCATGCGATGCTTTGCAGCATAGCGACGGTCGAAGGAGAGGGCGCTGTCCAGTGTGTAGGTGGTCAGCTTCATCTCGGAGACTGTGGGGAGAACCTGATTGGTGGGAAGACCACCAGCTACGGACTGTGAGTATACAGTGATGTAGTCCTCGTCAGTTACGTCGTAGTACAGGTCGAGAGGAATGCTGGGATTATCATCAGCGTTGTATGAGAGGCTGGTGAACAAATTGCTCAGTGTAGGAGCATTGTTGATAACCTCTGCAAGAACGGGTCCGATGAACTCAGCGAGTGCGACTTGAGCATCATAAGCAACAGTGCGATTGCGACTAGCCATTGCTTTGATAAGCTCAATCTGTTCTGGGGTGCGCTTTAATGTGATTTTCATTTAAGTAGTTTCCTTTCTTATTACATGCGCAGACCGATTACTGCGAAGTTACCTGCATAAGCGTCAGTAACGCTTGTGAGCGAGGTGCGTGAACCTGTGCCGAGAACGATGCCGAGTTTACCGTCATCAGTGTGGGCGCAGCCAGTGATCTTGCCGCCGTTTTCGGAAAGCTTGAAGCCCGAACCGACAGTAAGAGTTCCGTCAATCGCATTAGCAGAGAGGGTGAAGATACCGCGAGTAGCGACTGGAACGGCTTGGCCGGGCAGTACGCACATAAGCTCTTCAGCCTTCTGGCGATAATAGAGAAGTTTTTCACCGTTCTCGTCAAACTTTGCAGTTTGACGGAGTGTGAGTCCAAGGCAGTTAGTCAAGTCGCCAGAGGCGGCTGGAGTAACTTTAAGATTTACCTTGGGGTATTGATTAACACCGACATGAGGGAAGTCGGTCTTGCCGAGATAAGAGTCGGAAGCGTATGAAACAGGGTCAAGGTCAAAGTTGCCAGCGGAAACTTTAACGAAGACTCCTGCGTCACCAGTTCCAACGCCGGTTACGTTTTCGTTGACAGCTGCGTCAACGAGAGCGTACATATTTACCACATCATTGTCGTCGTATTGACGGAATGGTAGGAGACGATTTGCCATATTAGTTGTCCTTTAATTGTTTGTTACAGTTAATTTTTATTATTTAGAATAGCTTACGCTAATATTTTCGCGAGAGAAAGCTTTTGCGAACTTCTCACGGAAAGACTGCTCGACAGCGATTTTGCTATCGGGGGCCTTATTGGTGGCTGTAGCATTATCTAATGCGGCAGCGACATCAGCCTTTTTCTCTTCCTCTACCTTTACTTCGGCAGTGGCAGAAGCTTTGCTGACTTCTTTAAGACGAGCCTCAACTTGCTCAGAGATTTTCTTTTCAATCTCGGCGGCTTGGGCTTTGATAAACTCTTTATTCTTGTGCTTCCATACGGCAGCGAACTTCTCTTTGTAAGAAGCAAAAGCCTCTTCTGTCGCCTCAAGAGCTTGAACTTCACCAATGATAAGTTTACGGTCGTCATCGTTGAGTTCATAAGCGGCGTCGAGTTCACCAACACGGGCATTAAGACGAGCTACGGCCTCTTCTTGTGCTTTGGCCTCTTTAATTTTATTAAGCTCTTCTTGTGTTTTGGCAAGTTCTGCCTTCATTGATTCTACTGAAGCGACTGTCTCATTATAAAGCTTCTCGGCTTTGTCTTTAGCGGCCTTCTCAGCTGCAATGGAGTCGCGATACTCTGCGTCCTTCTGTTTGATAGCTTCAGCGAAATGGCTGGTCATTGAAGCGACAGCCTCTTCGCCAAATTTCTTTTCAAGAAGAGCAGACTTTAACTCTGTGATAAGTTTTTCTAAGTCCATATGGTTTATTGTTTTTACATTTTTTATCTGCGAAATGGAATTTGATTTTTTATTCGTTAAAAATGCACTAACTTCTTCAATGCAGTTTTCTGTAGCTTCGACCTCTTCATTTTTCTTTTCGTCTTCTTGTATAGAAAAAGATGGAGCGTCTTCAAATGCCACAACACCATTGACTTGCGCAGCTGGATTAGTTGTAAATCCACCACCCAAAGGATAAATCTCCCCAACTATTAATCTATAAACTGGAGTTCCATCTTTTAACTTACCGGCTCCACCTTTTGCTTTTAAAAATGGGGAAAATTCTGCAATTTGTTTTGGATCAGTGATAATATCAGCGTCTTTTAAAGACTGACTTCCAACTGCTAAATAATAATTACTGAAACCAATTTCCCAGCTTGCTGAAATTGAATTGTAAAAAGAATCTTTTGAATCAGAGTTCCTTAGCATTAACGATGTAAATTTTTTATCAACAGTTTTATAAATAACACCGGCAACCGACAAATAAACTGGATCAAGAGTTTTGCCAACCTCTTCTTCTGTTAAAAATTTATTATCTCCAATTCTATTGAAAGAGTAATTTGTAATATGTCCAATTACGCGATCCTTATTATGTTCAATATTGAGATATTTATTCATAAAGCGCTTTGCAATTTTTGATGCAGTAGCGCCAGAAATACCATCGCCGTTATTATTTATCATGTTTGGAACGGCGAGATTAAAAGAAACCCCAAGAAGATCAGGATTATCTTCAAAATCTATTTTGGGAGAAAGTTTTTTTAATTCGTCCAAAGAGGCTTTGGAGATTTTAAAACGCTCATCCGAAATGCCATAACAAGCGACAGCAACATTGTCCAAAATCGTGCTATACTTGAATGCCATATTTTATTTTACAGCAGAATGATGCAAAATGGCCGCAGAATATTCATCAAGCAAAAATTCGTCAGCTGTATCAAGAACGGACTGCATTGGCTGCAATCTTTCAATTTCATCAAGATTGGCCATGCATTTTTGAACATTCGCTACCCAGTCTTCTCTTGAACTTGACGCAATAACTTTCTTGCATAAATTTGTTATATTTGATTTTTGGTCATCATTTAAAGATGCTACGGCAAATTTTTTTGCAGCGAAATCTTCTGCCGCTTTCATAAAAGCATCTATTTCATAAATTGTTGTTTGAATATCTTTTCTTGATGCTGTGGCTCCTAAAGGTCTTCCTGCTCCAGATTGTGTCGGAGCAGCAGTTGGAGTAGCGGCTATAGGCTCAGAAGATTCTGATTGAATCATTGGAACGCCACCAACAATTGGATTGTAATATCCTTTTTCTCTATCTGATACAAACTTTTGTTGCGCGGGCGCGAGATCAGTTGGGTCTGGAAGTTTACCGTTATTGATTGATTCGATACCTTGTTCTGGAGTAAGAACGCCAATCTCCATTAAACGACTGATCGTTCTCATGTATTGAGTTTCATCTTTCAAATCAATTTCAGTAAATTTGGCAGTTGGCCAAGAACGAAAACCTAAATCTTTTGATATGCGAATAATTTCTGGCTGAAGAACATCGTTAAGAAATGCGTTTCTAGCTTCTTTTAAACGCTCCATGAAAAAGCTAATTTTCGCACTTTGACCATTATACTTTTCATTTCCGAGCATAACGTTCATCAAACCTTCTTTGATATCTTCGTTTAGAATTTCGTATTTTTCTCTGCCTACAACTTTTTTCAAATCAGGAATAACAAAGTCCGCTCTAGTTGTATAATCTGAAACAAGAACGCGACCAACACTTTCATTCATAAATAAGTTTTGCATGGCGGTCATATTCGCAGGATTAATACCGCCCTTATCTGGCTCTGCTCCCATCGTAATCAAAAGAATTACATTCTCTACAGTGCGTGCAATTGCTTGATCGATACGCTTTAGTTCGATCTTTGCGTTTATATCTTCAAGAACAGGATAGGCAAAAGGAACTGCAAATGGCTCGTAATCTTGTTTTTTATAAAAAGAATAAAGCAAATATTTTGGATCAAGTTTCATTTTCAAGCCGTCTCTAAAATATTGTTTCCCCTTAATTTGTTTTTGAATTTCTGGATCAAATCCATTAAGAAGCTCAACATCAGCATCATCTTTTGGATTTTTCAGACGCTCAAGTTCGTATTCAGAAAGAATTTTTTCATAAACAGCTTCGGCAAATGAACTAGAGATTTTCGCGACAATATCGTATGGGTTAATTAAAATATAACGAAGAGGAACTTTATTATTCTTGATTCCATTTTCGCTTAAGCCAGAAAGCAACTTAAAATCTTCTGCGTTAAATTTACCATCAATTCGGTAAAGAAAAATATTTCCACTACGATAATATTCGCGAAAATATTGATCTTTTAATTTCCAAAGTTTGATTTTATCGAACCATTTTTG